GCACCAACAGAACCAGTAACCCAAGTTTTCATTCTTCGGTCATCAGTTTGTGAAGCTCTATATCTAACATGTAAGAATGGTCTCTTAATATTAGATCCTACAGTTTGATCATACACAGAAGACATACCAGCAGGAATCATAACACCTCTGATTGCGTTAGCACCAGCAGCATCATTAATTCCACCTCTTGTAGCTTTGTCATTTAAGTATCTAAAGTCAGATTTGTAGAAGTCATAAGAACCTCTTCTAAATCCTGAGAAACCTAAGTTTAAAGCCATATCTTCATCGTTATCAAACACTCCGTAAGAAGTACCACCAGCTCCATAAGAGTTCATTGATGCTAGCATGTCATCGATAGCTAAACTAGTAGCTCTGTTAACAAACATCATGTATTCTTCAATAGCACCTTGTTTGTCAAATTCAGCTAAGATAGCATCGAATTCAGCTAAATCAGTAGCAGCATTAACACCAGTTACACCAGTAGTAATGTTACCTCTTGATTCTATAGCAGCAAATAAACCTTGAGTACCAGTTGAATCACCGGCTGAGCCTAAGAAGTTATCAACAGCATCAGTACCATGCACACCAAGTTCACCTTCTAACATTGCCATTTCTAAGTAATCAACAAATCTTGATCTAGTTTCACCTTCAGCTTTTAAGTACCAAAGATAACCTGATTGACCCATTTCACTAGAAACTTCAACCCAACCGATTCTAGAAGCATCTGATCCAGATATTTCGTAGTAATCTTTTATGATAACCGGTTTGTTACTGTAAGATTTAAAGCTTGGCTCATTAGAACCTCTTCTATCAGTTGCAGCAGCAGCAGCACTAAGATAATTAGTTCCTTTTGCAAATTCAGAACCGTATACTAAAACTACTAAATCAGTTTTAGCATCAGTTATTGCAGAGCAATCTGCTACTCCATAAGGAAGTAATTCTACAACGTTACCATCAACTTCAGAAACTAAAGCTTTAATAACAGCTTCAGGGTTAGAGATAATAACTGTGTCGTTTACTCTAATACCATGAGTACCTGATGTATATGTAGCGTTAGTGTCTATGTGATCAGTAATAGTAATTTTACCACCGTTAAGTGCGCCATTAATATTACCGTTGTTATCTGTCATAGTTGCCGTGTACGATAAATGTAATCTACTCTGTTCAGACCATACTACTTGATCAGCAGTCATAGCCTCTTCTGCACCAACTTGAGATAAAAAACCTGAAATAGTTCTTGGTCCGAAAATTTCAGCTTCTTTTTCCATTAAGTCTGGCACATATTGTTGAGCCCAGCCTTGTCCAGCTGTACTCGCTAAGTCTAAATAGTTTGATGCAGTTGCTTGCTGGACTGGTCCAGGTATGCTATTCAACAAACTACCTCCTGTAATTGCCATAATTGTATATTTTTAAGTTAATTTTTTTTTCTAATTTTAAATTTGAAATCATCAGTGGAACTACCTAAAGCTCTAGCTTTAAATCCACCAGTATTTAATTCACCGTGGGTTTTACGTGGATTCATATCTATATTCTTGTCTTTAGCTACTCTATCTTTTATTGCATCTGCTTTTCCTTGTTCATAAAAATGATTAGCAATAGCATCAGCATTCATAGCTGTAAATAAGGATTTATGATATCCTGAAGCATCCTCAATAGTAGTATTATCTTCACCAACAAACTTATTAATAAAGTTATTTATATTACTTTGAGTCTCCTTAACTTTGTTTACATCTTTAACGTTAAATCTAAATTTCTTGTCTCCAACTTTATAATCAAAACCTTTGAATTTATTATTGAAAACATTATTAGTTTTATTTAAAAATGCTTTAGTAGAAGCTTCGGATCGTTTCTTTGTTTCTTCTGATTCCTTGTTGTATCTATTAAAGAAGTCTATAGCTTTCTGCTGTTCAGCTGTTAGCTTAGAACCAGCTTTAATATCTTCATAATATTTAGACTTTTGCCCGTCTAAGTGGGATCGCGCCTCGGCAACTTGCTCTTTGAGGGCTATTTTTTTTCTACGTATTGTTCTTTCTTCGTCAACCTCTTCATCATAACCAAATGTTTCTTCTAATAAGAAACTTCTTTCTTCGGATGTTAAATGTGGTTTGGTTGTTCTATAGTATTCATCTAATACATCAGAGTCGTCCATTTTAGATACGTCTCTGTTTAAATTTACGTAGTCACTTATATCACCACCTGTTTCGTCCATAAAATCTACAAGCTTTTGTATATTCTCTGGTAGTGGTTTACCTGTAGCTACAGCTTCTTCTATTGCTTCTTCAACCTCTTCTTCTAGTTCAGTAACCTCTTCATTTGTTACTTCTTCTAGTACAGGTTTTTCTTCTTCAACTTCTGTTTCTACTTTTGGTTCCTCGTTGACTACGACCACTTCTTCTTCAGCGGGTTGTTGCTCAACCTCTTCGCTTTCAGTTTGTGGTTTATCTAAATCTATTTTGATTACATCTGGATTACCAGCGCTTTCAAATTTTGATTCATCTGTTTCTTGAACAACTTCTTCAACTTGTTCATTGTTTTCTTCAGTTACCTCTTCGGTAACTTTTTCTAATTCTTCTGCCATAATAAAATTTTATAAAATATTAAATATTAAGGATTAAACCTATCTAAGTCTGCTCCTCCTGTAATTATATCATTACCTGATGATTCGAACTTTTTAAGTGAATCAGCCCCTTTTCTTTGCTCTATCATATTCATTTGATGACTAGCTTGTCTGTCAACTCTTTGATCTTTTCTATCTTCTCTAAGGGATTCTAACTTACTAGCGATGTCTCTTTCGCCATCTTTTATTTGTGTATTTAACTCAAACTCTAACATCATTAATTCTTTCTTAACTGCAGCTTCTTGTCTTAAGTACTGTATTCTTAAAGAGTTTCTAGTTTTTTCTAAATTTACTTCTGATTGAGCTTTAGCTTCGTTCTTTTCTATTTCCATTTTAGCAGCTTCTTGTCCTGCTGCAGCTTGTGCTTGAGCTTGAGCTTGCATATTTTGAGCAGCTATTGCTTGATCTCTTTCTTGTTTCTTTCTTCTCTTAACTTTTAATAATTGATTAGCTAGCTTTAAATTTCTAGTTTCTCTTATATCAATAGCATCGTCAAGATCAATTAGCTTTTGAGCTAATGCTTGTTGTATGTTGTTTTCTAGTATTTGTTTTTCTTCTTCATCTGGTAATAGTTCTATAAATATACCAAAATCATGAAGATGTAATTCTGACATCTCATTAAGTGTAGCAACGTTATGAGCACCTATAGCTTGAATGAAAGCATCTCTAGTTGGAGAATACTCTATTATATCAGCTATTCTTAATGATAAACACTCAGCTGATTCAGCTGTTAAAAACAACATAGACTGTATTATATGTCTAGTAGCTGTATTAGAATTTGCAGCTGCAAGTTTTTGTATTCCAACTAAAGCGTTTTTATCTGGCATACTACCATCTCTAGCTTCATTTAAACCAGTTGTATCTCTTATCATTTGCATATAGTAGTTATATGTCTGTATAAGACTTTGTATCTTACCGCCATTAACTCCATTGCTTATCTGCTGTATTGGTACTTTACCTGGATTAGGATCTCCTTCAGACGTGAAACTTCTACCTACAACACTACCAGTTTGGAAGAACATATTAAGAGCTTCTTGTGGGTTGTAGTTTGTTCCATTACCTAAATCAACTTCTGCTAAACCATCAACATCTAAGAATACTCCATCAGGTACCATCCTTGCCATTACTTGTTGTAGCTTTAAATGAGTTAATTGAATCATATCAGCAAAACCAGTAACTCTACTAACTAACGATTCAATTTTACCATTGTATATTCTAGGTGCAACTATTTGATAGTTCATTTTAACTTTACCAAAATCAGATTGACTTCTCATCATATTAGGACACATTCTCCATCTTAATAGCTTGTCAGCTCCTAAAACATAAACACCTTCATATAGAGTTTCTACAACTCTATCTATTCTTTGAAAATCACCTTCTTTATCTTGTGGTGGATTAAATGTATCATTTTTTTGTATTACCTTTTCACCACCAGACTTAGTAGTCTTTAATTTATAAACATCATTCATGTATGTCTTATAATTAAAATACAATACGTGAAGTTTGTTTTTATCTCTTAGAGATTTATAATTTATAGGATCTATACCTTTGTTTGCTATTTCTTCTATTTCAGATTCAGTTAGCTCTGGAAATTCTTTTACTAATTCATTAATTGGTATTTCTTTAGTTTCACCAATATAATATATATCTTCAAAATAAGGAGATTCAGTGTGTGAGTAAACTAAATCAGCTGGATCTACATATTGAACTCTAGCTCCTTCGCTAAAATCAAAAGTAGTTTTTGTAGCACCTATACCTACTGTAACTAAATCATACAAACATCTTCTTCTAACTAAATCATAGTTGCTACCTTCCATTAAAACATTTATAGCTTGTTCTTCTGCTAATTCAACTGCTTGCTTATAGTTAAGCGACATGTGCAGTTGTAGTTCTTCTTCTGAATCAGGTAGCGTGTCTACAGGATTTTCGTATAAATCCATATTTAGTTGTTGCATTGCTAGCTCGTTGAACTCTCTGGATCTCATATCTCTTAATATAGATTCCATGTATTCAGTTCTTTTACTAACACCGTATTGATCTTGTGAAAAACAATTTATTTCATAAGATCTTTGTGCCATACCATTTACAACTATATCTACAAATTTAGGAATAATTGGAACTGGTTTCCAGTCTAAGTTTAAATAAGATAAATCACCATTAATAGATAATTCATTTTTATATTTTTGTATTGATTGTTCGCCTCTAGCGTATAGGCGTAATTGATGGAAGTTATTTAAGTTACTACTAAATTTAGATATGTTATCACTGTACCTTGCTGTACTTCTTGAAAACCATTCGTGCTTTATAGCTCTAGCAACTTTTAATCCGTATTCCTCGCTCATTTTCTCCATGTCACTTACTGACTGTGAAGGAAAATTTACAAAAGCTTCTTTCATACTTTTTGTTTAATTATTGTTGATTGAAATCCTTTATTGTTATACTTTGATATACTAAGGTTTAATGGTTGTTTCTTTTGTTTTGGATTTGGTTTATATAAATGTCTGTTACAAGCCATTACTGCTAAACCTGAACTTATTGAAGCATCGTGTCTTGTTCTTCTTGTTATATCAAACTTTGACCAGTCATTTAAAGTATTGTTAAAATACATAGTTCCATATGTACCATCTTCTAACAAACCAACATGATCGTTGATATATGTTTCTATTGCTGCAGCATGAGCTTGTTTTATATCTTCACTAGTATTTGGTATACCACCTACTTCTTTTTCTGATGTTGATAGTTTATTCCAAATCTTATCAGGTCTATTCATACTGAAACCTCTATAACCTCTTCTTCTAAGATAATATAAAAGTCTAGGTTTATTATTCTCTGCTAATAGCGGCATTCCGTAAAATACTAAAGCCATTAGTACATCTTCAAAAAATATATCAGCTGTTTGTGGTCTAGCTATATATTCTAAAAAAAAGGTGTTAGCTGGAGCACTTTCCATTGAGAACTTTGTTAATCCGTGTAAAGCTCCTTTTGATCCTTTACCATCAACTGTTCCTGATATATCATAAGAGTCACATCCAAAAGCACCAACGTGTTCATTACCTGGATATTTAATACCGTTTTTTAATATTACATTATTTTGTAATTTAGCGTCAGGTACCCAACTTATTTTAAATCTACCATTTGGATCTGGACTAAAAAGAACTTTAGTGTCTTTGACTCCATTGATCCATTGGAAACTACCAGTTGTTAATACAGATGAGTTTTTATTTCCTTCGTTATAATCTATTTGTTCGTATATCTTAACAAGATTAAATAAACTATTTTTTGTCTCATCTCTAAACGCGTGTTCTTCTGTTCTAGGAAACTGGCGATAAAATTCATTTAAAGAATCTTGATCGTCTTTTAAACCATCAGCTTCATTTTCCCAGTGATCTACTACTCCTTGATCTATTTCTATTCCATGTGGATCAAATGCGGATTGCTCAGGAGTGTCAAACACAGGTCGTCCGTATCTGTCAATGAATCCCTCATAATTCCATTCCATAGGAATAAACAAAGAATATAATCCTGACTTAGTCTGTCCATTGCGGTTTCGTTTTGATAC